CGAGCATCCTGAGCTCGAATCGATTACCGATCCTTACAAGAAAGCTGTTACAGCCCTTGTTTTGGAGAATCAACAACAAGCTATGAATCAAGACCGTCAAGCTTTGAATGAGACCGCCACTGGTGGTAGTACTGTTGCTAACGCAACTGGTGCTAGTATCAGCAACTTTGATCCAATCTTGATTTCATTAGTACGCCGTGCTTTGCCAAATCTAATCGCTTATGACGTTGCTGGCGTTCAGCCAATGACTGGTCCTACAGGTTTGATTTTCGCAATGCGTGCACGTTATACAAGTCAAACTGGTACAGAAGCATTCTACAACGAAGCTAATACGGTATTCTCTGGTTCATTCTCTGAGAACAATCCTTACGGTTTCAGAGGTACACGTGCATCTGACATCTCTACAAGCTTCCAAGATCCTACTGGCAACGCAACCACATCCGGTATTGCAATGCCTACAGCTAACGCTGAGATTCTTGGTACAGATACAGATTATACAAAGAACTTTCAACAGATGGCATTCTCTATTGAGAAAGTTACTGTAACTGCACAATCCCGTGCTCTGAAGGCTGAGTATTCTTTAGAACTCGCACAAGACTTGAAAGCAGTTCATGGTCTTGATGCTGAAACAGAATTGTCAAACATTCTGTCTACAGAAATCCTCTCTGAAATCAACCGTGAAGTTATCCGTACAATCTACACCTGTGCTGTTGCTGGTGCTCAATATGGTACAACTACCGCTGGTTATTTCGACCTTGATACAGACTCTAACGGCCGTTGGTCAGTTGAGCGCTTCAAAGGTTTGATTTTCCAAATTGAACGTGACGCTAACGTGATTGCCAAGCAAACTCGTAGAGGTAAAGGTAACGTATTGATTGTTTCATCTGACGTAGCATCTGCAATGGCTATGGCTGGTGTTCTTTCATATACTCCTGCTCTACAATCAGATTTGCAAGTAGACGACACAGGTAATACATTTGCTGGTCTGTTACATGGCCGTATCAAAGTATACATCGACCCATATTTTGGTGGCTACACAAGCAACCAAGAGTTGGTAACGATTGGTTACAAAGGTACAAGTCCATATGACGCTGGTTTGTTCTATTGCCCATACGTTCCTCTCCAAATGGTTCGTGCAGTAGACCAGTACACATTCCAACCAAAGATTGGATTCAAGACTCGTTACGGCATGGTTGCTAACCCATTCTCTAATGGTGCTTCTGGAGTAGTTCCAGATGATGGCAAGTTACAGGCTCGTAGAAACGTGTACTATCGTTTATTCGGTGTTAAGAACTTGATGTAATCAAAAAGTCCTCAACAAGAAGGACATTTAGAGAGACCACTTCGGTGGTCTCTTTTTTTTCTACATATATAATAACAGGAAGTATTTTTTGTTATTTTTAAAGGAAATTATTATGTTTACTGATCCGTATTATTATAAATCTTATGCTGAGTGGTTAGCTAGTCCAGACATCTTTGAAAGAGAAAGTTCTTCTGGATTCATTAAAGTATTAAACTCCTTAGACCGTGATATTGTTGCTGCAGAAGTGGGTGTTGCTTTTGGTACAAATATGTTTCATATGATGGAAAAAGTTCCAAGAATTACCAAATACTATGCTGTTGACCAATGGGACGAATACAAAGACTATGCAGATGATTGCCCATGGGGCCATATGGACGGTAAAATGATGCAAAGTGTTGGTGAAACCTTTTTGGACAAATTGAATAGTCCAGATAATAAAAATAAAGATAAAGTGGTTTTAATTAAAAAACCTTCAGAAACAGGTCACCACTTTATTGAAAATGATTCTTTAGATTGGATCTTTATTGATGCAAATCATTCACACAAATTCGTTTACCAAGATTGTATGAATTATTGGCCTAAAGTAAAAAAAGGTGGCGTTTTTTCTGGTCATGATTGGTTCACAGATGACCGTGGTGTAAACACCGTAAGAAACGGAATATACCAATTTTGTGATGAGATGGGTATCGATAAAAATTCAATTATTTCCATGAGAGATGATCCAGACCATCATAAAAATGAAGGTTGTTGGATGATTTGGAAATAAAATAGACCGCCTTAGGGCGGTTTTTTTAACACCTAAATAAACGTATGACAGCACTTACAAGAATCCCCGAAAATACAAACTATCTTCAAGCGTCAAAGTATATTCTTACTTTTGACAGGATTGGATCGGTTCAGTATTTCTGCCAATCGGTAAACCTACCCGGAGTTAATCTAGGACAGGCACCATTATTTACTCCAACGTTGGACATCTTTGCTCCTGGTAATAAGATAACCTATAACCAATTAAACGTTGATTTTGCTGTAGATGAGAAGTTAGAAACATGGCAGAATATATACTCTTGGATGCGTTCCATCGCCTCTCCAGAGAGTTTTGAGGAGAGAAAAAGGTTGGCAGCACTACAAAATCAATATAAACAAACACCTGAAAGCCCATATTCAGATGCCACGTTAACTGTATTGAATAACTTGAACAATCCAACCATACGAGTTCAGTTTATTAATGCTTTTCCAATCATGCTGGCAGACATTGTTTTTGATACCAAATTATCTGCTGATGATATCATGTATTCCACAGTAACGTTCCAATACGATTACTACAATTTTATACCAGTTTAAGCTTGACAATACTTTGTATATGTGTTATTATACAGTTTTAAAATAACTTTTTTATTATATTATGGAAACATTAGAGCAAGTACTTAAACATTGGGAAAAAGATGTAGAAATTGATCAAACGGAACCTGGCAAAGAACTTCTCCGTATTCCGGTATTACACAACAAATATCTTTCCATTCTCACCAAACACAAAATTGCGGCCAAAAAGGCACACTTTGATTATCTACGTGTGCGTAAGGTAAAGATTGAGTATTACTCTGGCAGAATGAGCCAAGAAGAATTAGAAGAACATGGATGGCAACCTTTTTCATTTGTATTGAAATCGGATATTAGTGCCTATTTGGAAGGCGATCCTGATTTAATTAAAATGTTAGAGAAGAAAGTATACCATGAAGAATGTGTATCGGTCATTGAATCTATTATGAATGAACTCAAACAAAGAACTTGGCAACTTCGAGATTTTATCTCTTGGGAAAAATTTATTGGAGGCCAATAATGGCCCATATCGTTGCAAATTTACCACCAGTTAAATGTTTTGTTCGTAAAGAGTTTCTCTATGATTTTCAAAAAGGTCATGGAGAACTTGAACCATGTTGGTGGATAAGTATTAAATCTTTACGAGGTCAAGCATTTCGTGTTGAAGCCTATCTCAATGAGTATGGTGCATTGTATGACAAATTGCCACTACACGCATTTTGTTGGAAACCTATTGAAGGTGAACCACAGTCATTAGATAGTTTACAGTTATGGGATTGTTTATCATATGATATTACTGTTCTTAAAAAGGCACAGTTACAATCAATGAGATGTAAGTTTAAATTAAAGAATGGAGATTGGATGTATGGTGTATATCTTTTTACAGTTGATAGTGCCCATCCTGATTTTAATATTCTTGATACTGGCTTTTCTGAAGATGTCGAGGACCATAAGTCTTATAATTTTGTTATGTGTGATAATGGGCAGTTTGCTGCTCAACCAAATAACCGGTTAATTATATTAGAGCCAAGTAGTAATCCAAAAGAATTAAAAATGCCAGACTTTAAGGTGGCAAAAAAACGATGGTCGGTTGAAACAGATCCTAAATGGGCATTAGGAAACACCAACACAGTAATGTATGAATGATATAATAATCTCTAAAGTAAATGAGGTCTATGCAAAAATAGAATGTGAAAAGCACGTAGCCAAAGAGTTATCGGAGTTTTTTACATTTTTTGTTCCAGGTTATCAGTTTGTTCCAGCATATCGTAATCGTATATGGGACGGCAAGATACGCCTGTTTGATTTACGCAATAATACCATTTACATTGGATTATTAAACTACATTGAAGAATTCTGTAAAGAAAGAAACTATAGCTATGAAATTCAAAACAATTTGGATTTTGAAGATGAGTTTTCTTTATATCATGCCAAGAAGTTTGCTGAGGAATTAAAGATACATTCTCGTGGTGATCCTATTGAAGTACGAGAACATCAATTGGATGCTTTTATTCATGCTATGCAGAAACGCCGAGCGTTGTTAGTTTCTCCAACGGCATCTGGCAAATCTCTTATCATCTATCTAATCTTCCAACAGTTATACAAATATCAAAACCTTAAAGGTCTTGTAATTGTTCCTACCACATCATTGGTCGAACAATTATATTCCGACTTTGGTGATTATAATGATGGTGAAATGACCAATATTCACCGTATCTATCAAGGCAAAGAAAAAGAATCTGATAAAGATTTAATCATTTCTACTTGGCAATCATTATATAAAATGCCAAAAGAATACTTTGAACAATTTGATTATATTATAGGTGACGAAGCACACCTATTCAAAGCACAATCTCTTACTACTATTCTTACATCTTGTATCAATGCCAAATACCGTATTGGTCTTACAGGTACTTTAGATGGAACCAAAACACACAAACTGGTGTTAGAAGGTTTATTTGGTTCTGTAGAAAAAGTAATCTCAACAAAAGAACTTATTGATAAACAGCAACTTTCAAATTTTGAAATTAAATGTTTAGTTTTAAAACATACCGATGAAGAATGTTTAAAGTTAAAAGATAAAACATACCAAGAAGAAATTGAGTATCTTATTACACATGAAACAAGAAATAAATTCATTAAGAATCTTGCAGTTAGCTTAGGTAAAAATACTCTTATACTCTTTCAAATGGTTGACAAACATGGTCGTGTCCTGTATGATATGATAAAGAACACCAAGAATATTGGCAATAGAAAAATATTCTTTGTTTATGGCGGCACAGAAACTACTGACCGTGAAGAAATTAGAAAAATTATGGAGATAGAAAACGATGCTATTATTGTGGCTTCTTTTGGGACTTTTAGCACTGGTATTAATATTAGGAATTTGCATAACATTATATTTGCGATGCCAACAAAATCGAGTATTCGAAC